TGTATTATCCGTCACGTCCGTTTCGATAGCAGTGATCAAGCCTCCTTGTACAGTGTTTGCACTTTCAAGGGTTGTAATACGAGACGCATTATCCGTCACGTCCGTTTCGATAGCAGTGATCAAGCCTCCTTGTACAGTGTTTGCACTTTCGAGTGTTGTAATACGAGACGCATTATCCGTCACGTCCGTTTCGATAGCCGTGATCAAGCCCCCTTGTATAGTGTTTGCACTTTCGAGTGTTGTAATACGAGACGCATTATCAGTTAAATCTGTCGCGAGCGCTACACCGGTCAGTTTCGTACCATCTCCATAATAACTCCCACCGGATCCAACCGATACACTATTTTGAGTTACTAAGTTACCAAGAATATTAACGACGATTTCATTACTTGTATCATTTAATATATCACTGTCCACGAGGCTATTTTGTGTGTAACCGATAGTAAATTGATCATCATATGTACCACCAGTCGATCCATGGTGAATCAATGCAACATTCGCACCCGGTTGTTGCATAAGAATCCCCACGTCCGTGCTATTGATCGTATTATTATTGGCTATGCCTATGATTGCATCGTTAATTAATTTCGTATTTGATTCTATTATATACCTTTCTCCACGCATGACAATATTTCCGGTAACTTCTAGATTTGACGCGATTACCGTTGCATCAGTAGTTGTCGAGATGAATGAATCTTTCAAAAGTTTATTTGAATCAACATATGGTATTTTAGTTGAGGATAACCCGGTAACCGTGACATTTGATGTAGTGAGATCTCCTAATTTGGTATCGCCACGAACATCCAACCTATACGAAGTTTCACTTGTCCCGATACCAATGTTAAAATCTGTAAAGGCTGTTGCTTGTTTTAGTGCATAAATTCTCGCATGACCGGCATCCGACCCTGATCCATCGTTTAAATGTGCACCTACGATCACGCGTGAACCATCACTTGAAATTGCTACAGATTTTCCAGAATTGTCGTTCGAGTCTTCACCATCTATATCATTTAAAATTTTTACCCATGAAGTACCATTCCAATTGTATATACGCGCATGCCCGGAATCCGATCCACCACTATCATTACCCGTGGCACCTATGACGATGCGTGTACCGTCGTCTGTTAAATCAATTGAACAACCAGAGTAATCGTAAGCCGATTCACCGCCTATATCTTCGCCTATCTGAGACCATGCGTTATTTAGATATTGATATACACGCACATGCCCTGCATCTACCCCGGAATCGTCATTATTTAAGGCACCACCTGCAATAATACTACCATCACTTGATATAGAAACAGATATACCGAAGCGATCGTCGCTCGATGCACCGTTAATCACACTTCCCACTAAATTCCAACCGGACGCAACATTCCAATCGTATACACTTATACTACCCGGACTCGAAGATGAAAGTGGGGATGCACCAACTACGATACGAGAACCAGTTCTTGTTATAGCGACAGCGCTACCAAAGCGATCTCCGGCGACCGCTCCGTTAATAGAACTCCCTTGTTGCATCCATGTAGACCCACTCCACTCGTATACGCGAACATGACCCGCATCTGTACCACCCGTGTCATTCGTAACAGCACCCACGACGATTCGAGACCCGACACTGACGTCGGGGTAGACGACTCCCCCGACTTCTACGTCACTTGAAACCGAAACTGACCATCCAAATTGATCACCTGCAGAGGCTCCATCAATATCTAATCCAACCTGTGTCCACGACCCACTTATTAAATCGTATACACGCACGTGCCCGGTATTGTTATTATTACCCTTTGCACCTATGACAATTCTTGTACCAGACGCGTTCATATCGATAGATGATCCAGAATAGTCGACAGATGCTTCACCGTCTATATCATCACCAACTTTATCCCAATCCGTGCCATTCCAATCATACACGCGAACGTGACCTGCATCCGAATCCGTACCGTCATTATGCGTTGCTCCTATAGCAACGCGTGTACCATCGCTTGACATACACACAGCGGTCCCTGAATAATCATTGGCAGATTCACCATTTATATCGGTACCGAGTTGTGTATGGGATACAGTGATACCCTTTTGTAAGAGAACACGTTTTATGTTATTTTGTATGATATCATCGGTGACTATTATGTTTTTACCAACTTCTATGTTAGCAGAAGTTACTAAACCACTCGTCGAGTTTGTAAATTGTATGGTATTAGACGTAACATTTCCATTTGTTACTATTTGTTCTAGATTGGAGGCTATATCTGTGAGTAAACTCCCATCGCCAATGAATTTAGAAGCCTGTATATTACCGGTTGCTACGAGACCCGTGTCAGCGTTGGTTAAATTTATTGTACCAGATACACTGTTATTTACCTCGACGACATCGTTCAATGTAAGAGCTTCCAGATTAGAATTTACACTATCTATCCTCGATGAATTATCTGCTAAATTAGTTTCAAGTATACCGGTACGCGATGAATTATCTGCTAAATCAGTTTCAAGTACACTGGTACGCGATGAATTATCTGCTAAATCAGTTTCAAGTACACCGGTACGCGATGAATTATCTGCTAAATCAGTTTCAAGTACACCGGTACGCGATGAATTATCTGCTAAATCAGTTTCAAGTACACCGGTACGCGATGAATTATCATTCACATCAGTTCGAAGTAAATTTATCAAATTTTGTTGAACGACATTCGCATTTTCCAAATCTGTAACTCGAAGTGCATTCGACGTTACATCATTTTCAATAATAACGATTCGAGATGTATTACTATTCACATCCGCCCTCAAACTATCTACCAGTAATTGTTGAACGATATTAGCGCTTTCAAGTATGGAAATGCGGTTTGAATTACCTGTCAAATTTGTTTGGAGTGTTGAAATTAAAGTAGACTGTACCGTATTCGCACTTTCGAGATTTGTAACCCGCGACGAATTATCACCCACATCTATGATAAGTGTGTCTATACGCCCTGTATTGGATGCGACATCCCCTATCACTGTATTTAATCTCGCCGTTTCATCGACCACTGTTAGATTCAATGTAGAGATACGATTGGAGTTATCGTTTACATCAGTTCTTAAATTGTTGATTAAATTTCGTTGAACCGTATTCGCATTTTCGAGATTTGTTACTCGCACACCGTTCGAGGAAGCGTCATTTTCAAGTACTGTAACGCGCGATGAATTATCATTCGTGTCAGTTCTTAAACTGTTGATTAAATTTCTTTGAACCGTATTCGCACTTTCGAGATTTGTTACTCGTACACCGTTTGAGGAAGCGTCGTTTTCAAGTACTATAACGCGTGATGAGTTATCATTCGTATCTGTTCTTAAACTGTTTATTAAATTTCTTTGAACCGTATTCGCACTTTCGAGATTTGTTACTCGTACGCCGTTTGAGGAAGCGTCATTTTCAAGTACTGTAACGCGTGATGAATTATCATTCGTATCGGTTCTTAAACTGTTGATTAAATTTCTTTGAACCGTATTCGCACTTTCGAGAGTCGTAACACGAAATGCGTTATCATCTAAATCCGTGCGTAATACACCACCTTCAGTTTCGAGAGTCGTAACACGCCCCGCATTTGAAGATAGATTGCTTTCAAGAATTGATACTCTATTCGCATTATTTGTCAAATTATTCTTATTTATGGTAATGAGTGTAGCTTGTACAGCGTTTGCACTTTCGAGACTGGAAATTCTAGCAACATTTGACGCGAAATCTGTATCTATGACGACGTCTATACCATTAACCGTTGTACGAGTTGTGTGCAATACTCCAACATTTGCACCTCCGTGAATATCGAGTGCATATTCAGGGGTTGTAACACCTATACCTACATTACCTAGGGTTATTAAACTTACACCAGTGTTCGAAAATTGAACCGTTTTTGATATTATAGACCCGTTATTTGCAGCATCTTCCAATGTTGTAGGTAAATTTATGAGTTGACTACCATCACCTATAAATTTAGTAGCTGTAACATCCCCCCCTATAGCTACATTACCTGTAGCTATAAATGAAGTATCGGGATTTGTGAATTGGATACTACTCGAGAGTGTATTACCAAGAGCTGCCGCATCATCGAGAGTTACTTGTAAATTTGTAAGTCCGCCACCGTCACCAACAAACCCAAAGGCTTCAACATTACCCGTTGCGCTAAATCCAGAGGCTTCGATATTACCCGTTGCGGAAATAGAAGTTTCGGGATTTGTGAATTGGATACTACTCGAGAGTGTATTACCTTTAGATGCGGCATCTTCCAGGGATGTCAGAACGCCGGTAAGAGCACTTCCATTACCGTGTAGAAAACCCACACTTACATTACCTAATATCGTGAGAACATTTGTAAAGGCGTCGTCAATTTTTATATTTGACCCAACGTGCAGGTTACTTTCTACTTCAACCTTCCCTGAAAAAACATGGCTTGTCGTTCCCACCATTTATATTAGCATAGATAAAATGTTTAGACTTCTTGCAATGTATGGAAACAATGAAAGAAATGTATTATAAAATAAAAGCATATAATGACGAAGTATCGAGTATATACGTGCCTGCTGAGAAGGTTTTTATGTAAATTTTACAGGGTTGAGAAAGTGTGGGGGGGTTTGTATCTACGTGTATGATATTCGAGTATTCATCTAATTCTGTCCAATCATCTGTAACATTAGAGTTTATATCGATTAAAAACCCGGTTACGGAACATTTAGTTATTAGTGTAAATGTTTCTATATTCGCTGTCGTGTTAATGTAATTCGTACCTATTGCACCTATAAGCCAATCGGGGACATTGTTATAAGAACCCCAAACACGCATCGGACTGTCGGTTGTAATAGATTTACCCAAAGAAATCATAATTTTGTTATATTCGGAATCTATTTGTATCACCGCATTAAGTAAATTCCATCTAGATTGATTTATAAAGGACCCATTTACGTGCAACGATGCATTAGGTGCAATTGTATTGATACCAGTTTGTTCCCTGGCTCCATCAACAGTTAAAATATCTTTACCACTTTCGTGTACACGGAACCTTTTACCACCGGACTCGCGAATTCCTATAGAAACATCGCCAGTCGAATAATAAATATCATTATCGACGGATAACCATTTCGAGTCTGTTAATCCACTCAAAGCGCTACCATCACCGTGAAATCTAGTCGCATACATACTCCCCGTGACATGAAAAACGTTGGAATCGTCATCATCATCGTATGGATTTGTAGCGGCATTACCTATGCCAACCCTACCAGTTGATTTATCTACATGAAATGTAGGATATTCTTCACCTGTAGTCAGAATTCCTGTAACAAGTTGAACGTTCCTGGATGTCATATACTTATAAAGAATAAAAAAACGTATTTACAAATGAAGATGAAACATTTGGAAAGAGTTTAATATGTGAATGTAGCCGAAGTTCCCGCACTTTGTGTTATACTTTCGAGGCGACCACCCGTTTCATGTGATATATATTCAATGAATATAGTGTACTTTCCATCATGAGTTAGACCAAAGGTTGTAGATGGTTTAAGGGTGACATTTTGACTGTCCGTAGTAACAGTCGAACTCCATGGGTTTGTAGTGTTGGGGGTACCGAATACTGAAAGTGGGCCTTGGGCTATGTTCGGTATCGGTGTCCCACCCGAATAGTCGCCACCTCTTTCACCCCCAGCTACGTCTAATATCATGGTACTGACTTCAGTGTCAACGTCATCAATAATTTGTGCAACTATTTTGGCGTAGAAAGGATGTTTAGTAAACGTGAGTGTTATAGTAGCGTCTGAAACACTGGTATTTTGAGGAATTGTGGTTGCGTGACTATACGTTTTCTTATTTACACCACCCGCATTCATTATAATACCGCCATCTATGTAAACATTCCCAGTGGTGTGTGTATCACCCCGCGCTTCGATAACATTTGCATGATTTCCGCTATCGATAAAAACTTTATCGCTAATAGAAAGTGTATGAATGGGATTTGTGTTTGCTACACCTACATTCGAATTTGTAAATAATTTACCGTGGACATGAACATTCATACTTTCAGTTTCTGAAGCTTCAGGTACAATTTGCGTCACTTCCATCGCGCTATTTGTTGTGTACGCTATTACCAGTTTTGTTTCACTTGCATCGTAATACATGGCTACATTCGAACCACTCGGACCACGGTTGTATATATGACCTAGATCAAATGTAGCTAAATCTGTATTATTCGTCCCTAATTCCACTAAACCATCTTTAATTGTAGTGTTTGTGACATGTATATTTGCAACAGTTCCGATGGATGTCACATTCCCTTCAACAAATAAATCACCAGTTATAGTTACGTCTCCCGATACACCCGAACCACTAGCAGACGAAATACCCGTTAGACTTAGAGGGACGTTTGTTCGAAGTAGTTTGTGTGTTTCCTGGTTATATACCACGAACGTGTTAGTTGTGTCGGCAGATCCCTGTCCAGAAAAATCTGTACTCAGTTCAAGTGGAGTTATGTAAACGCCACTCGATTGTGTTGCGTCGATCTTTTCCTCACTTGCATTAAAAACAATGGAGTTTTCCGCCTGATCTTCGCGACAATTTTTACCAAAACGAAGTTTTGTAGCTCCACCTAAAGTACTCAAGTTCTTAGGCATTTAATATAATGCTGTATTTTAATTTGCATACATGAGGCCTGCCATGCCATTATTCACTCTGAGAATATTGTAGTTTACACCGTAAATCGAATCTATAATATCTTTATTCTGACTATGTATTTTTACTGAATCTAGACGACTGAAATTTAATGACCCTGTGGGTTGAAGAGAACTTGTATTTAGACAGAAACAATGTAGAAAGAAATCTGGCGATGTAACAAAGTTTGTATGATAATAGCTCGTTATATCAACGAAATGTGGCTTTGCCCATTTATACGAATTGATATCCGTTCCATTTATACTTAATTTAATTTTATTATCAATCGCCGTCAAAGTACTTTCAGAATTTGTATTTGAACACGCTATATATTTAATGGGGTGATTAAATGTTAATTCTTGAACTTTTTCACTCGAAGGAATACTTTTTTGAACTTGTGTAATTAATATATCATGGGTTCGTGAAGTCATTATGCCACGCTCTTCGTTATCTAAATAATAATAGTTCGTGTACGCTTCGACGTTATAATTCCCTGCATCAGGTCCCCAATATATCCGTAGTTCGACCGCATGGTATTGAAGGGCTACTAACGGGATAGCCGATTGAGGTCCTTCACAGAAAAAAAACCGTAAGGGGTAAAAATATGAACGAGCTGATGCACCTGGGTGTGTACCGTTAGACCCCTTGGATACATTTTGTGCAAATGTATCGATAGCGATTTTTTCTGTAAAATCGTGATCCTGTGAATCAATGACCTGCCCACCAATTAAAATCTCGACTTTATCGATTATTTTACCCCAATCTTGGATATCAACAGCTTGTGTGTTATTATCTATTGTAAAATATGTATACCCTAAGAGATCCCCATTTCTTTCGAAACGAATAGATGACATGGAATTACCTCTCACAGCTCCTTGGATTGTTTGTTTTTCGAGAGACTGTGAAAAATTGGAATGTCGTTTAAACGTTGACGTAAAAAACGAAATTTCGGGTTCTCCGATGATATGTTCATCTTGAGCCCCTATAGCAATCAATTGTACGAGTCCGGAAGACATACTACAATATGAAGATTTTTAAATTACAAGTATGTAACGCCCTGAAATTTAGGAAAGATTCATCTTTTTACATGTGAATTTGAATACAAATACAGAATCACCTAATTGTGCTGTGTCACCGTCTTGTTTATGTATGTTAAATGTCAAACGATCGAGTTTTCGGATTGGGGTGTGATATTCTTGAAGTATAGGATATTCGTCTCTAAAAATCATAACCTTGGTTGCAGATGAAGGAGCTAACGCTATATGATTTCCAATAATAGTCCCAAACTTACCGTTTAAATGATTATCATTTGCAGATTCTAGGTCAGATTTTGTGCGCTGAGAAAAATATGAACGAAGTTCTTCAACCCCTATATGTAAAGCGGTTTGTGTGAGATAGCCGGTCGTAGTTAAAGTGGCCGTAATTAAACGTGCTTGAACAACATTTTCAAGAGGTGTAGGTAGAAAAGCTGTGAAATTAACCTTTGAAGAATGGTCATTGTTATCTATGATAACCGTATGAATTTCGTGTTCATTATCGGGTGTGGTATCCTTGGTCTGAGGAGATATAATGAACGTCATGTATAATATACGTAGAAATTATCCACTTAAAAATTTCGTGTAAATTTAAATGGAATGTTGATAAAGTGATACTAATATTTAACCTACAATTTTGTAATTAGCGTGATCACGAACAAGCTTCTGACCACCACATACACCGCCACTACTAGTAGAATAAACGCTGTCGATGCAATCGGGGCTACTTTTCAAACTGGAGAAAGGCTCTTCTGATACAGATTGAATGTCAACAGGTCCGGGCTGGTACATACTTACCCTGTCTTTAAATAAATACGATACAGCAAAAATTAGGAATATCACGATGGCGATTGATTTGAGAATCGAGCGGTTTGTACTGTCGAGTCTCATTTTATTATGTACTGATATTTTTTTATAAAGTGCGTTAAAGAGAATAGAATACTTTAAATATAGAGAGTAATGGACGGTGAAATTATTCTTGATCGTGGGTCTGATTCCGTTATGAAGTTAAATGATAATGAACAGGCTATGATGGACGAGATACAATTAGACTTTACAAAACCTCGTTCGCACATGCCTCCAACTATACAACGAATGCATGGACGTGGTGGACACGAAGTTCCTAACCAAATTTTTCAGGAAGATGTAGATGCATTTGCCAATCCAGTTAAACAGAACACTCCCCTACCACCTCGAAATGATGAACCCGTAGATCACGGAGAATATGTCGATGAAACGGAATATGATAATGGACATGGTACAGGTATCGACTATGGGTCCATGGAGGGTCAGGAAGAAGTTCCTTCACCTGGTTATAAAACCATAGATGAAGAAAAATCAGATCTTGTAAATAAACTTGGTCGCTTGGAAAAGAGAGGTTTTAACGTAAATAAGCGCCTGAATGCATATTCACCTATAGATGAATTGCGCACAGAGGTTAAACGTATAACGTACAGTATTGAAGTTGATAAATCTGTAAAATTCTCGAGACGTATGTTGATAGCATGTGTAACCGGGTTAGAGTTTTTAAACAAACGATACAACCCATTCGAAATTCAATTGGAGGGTTGGTCTGAGAATGTAATGGAAACGCAAGACGACTACGACGAAGTATTCGAAGAGTTATTTGTCAAATATAGAACGAAAATGCATGTCGCTCCAGAAGTTAAATTAATTATGATGCTCGGGGGTAGTGCAATGATGTTTCATCTTACAAACAGTATGTTCAAGCAAGTTATGCCAAACGTGAATGATATCATGAAACAAAATCCCGATCTCATGAACAATATGATGAGCGCCGTGCAAAATACCATGTCTAATCAAGCTGGGCCTTCCACGTCACCTGCATCATCGGGTGACCGATATGAAATGAAGGGTCCAGGACTCGACATATCCAGTCTCATGGGGGGTATTATGATGCCACCTACCCCTCCAATGAATACTAGCGCGATGCCCATGCCCAGAGCGACGGAATATTCACCGGAGGTTGATAACGAGGAAGACGATATTTCTGATATCGTGTCAGAAGGTGGCGACGCTACGCAGGATGCCGACGACGATATAAAGGAGGTAAAGCTTCCAGCAGGAAAGTCTAAACGTGGTCGTAAGAAGAAAGTTGAAATTAATTTATAAACTTATATAAATGATAGGTTATGCACCTATCGATTTCGAAGAGGATTTCGAAATCCCTCAAATTCCCAAAAAAAGAGAAGTTGTTTCCAATGATTTTGTGAACAAAAATAAAAAAGCTCCAACGAAAACACAGCCCGCCATAGAAGACGAAACTGAATGTAATTATCTTGTTATGTTTTTTATCGTAGGAGTTATTGCGTTAGCTGCTATGGATTCTGTAAAGAAATGATTTTCGTATTTTACCCATTTTAGTATACCTGAAATGTGCAAAATATTACACACCAATAAAATGACCACCGAATGTCGCACTATGCATTACACCTCCACCGGGTAAAGAGTTTCTGGGAAATATACCTTCACCCTTTGCGAGTTTCACGTATGTTGACGATTGGTGTTGACGATGATACCCCGCATCACCCGCAGGCATCCATGCTTCAAACCCATCCCATGGTACTACTGTTGTATTTATACGTCTAATATACCATTGGATGTCTTGTTGAATTACAGATCCATCGGGAACTCTACACTTAGCATTTATAAAATATACACCTGACGTAGGTGCAAAATAAATCCCTTTATCAGCTCCATTGTTTCTATACCCTTTCGTTGAAAGCTGAGTACCGGGGTAAGAATCAAATGCAACCGTTTCACTTAAAGAAGGGTCGTTCATCATGGGTGTATTACCACTCCATATACCGCCATTACTATGAACAAAAAACGTGAACGCTCTATGTGTAATATACCCGTTTACGTCTAATTCTGTTTGGGGTGTTTCTGTACCAATACCAACGTTACCATCTACTCGTAAGTCTTTTTCAATTTTTACATCGCCACCCACTGTAAGTTTTTCAGAGGGTGCGCCGTAATTATAGAAATCGAGATACGTTGGGTGATTACATCTATTTTCAGTGTTATCTACGGGGTCTACCCAAATTGGTTCACTGATGTCAGGTGCGTATGTTTCAAATCCAACCATACCTATATATGCAGTTTGTATACTGTCACCGGACATACCACCTATGACCATTTTGGAAGCAACCGCCCATGTTTGTACATTATTAGTTACAGCGTATGAATATACGATAGTTTTCCCAGAGTCGCTCCCCCCCAATGATGATAAACTCGAACCTATTGCTATTCGCCTTCCATTTCCAGATATAGAAATACTTGACCCAAAGTGTTCACCACTCGTATCACCAACAAGTTGATATCCCGTCAATACCCAATTTGAACCATCCCAGTCAAACCCACGTGCATGACCTATACCAAACTGTGTGTTTGATACACCATCATATTCGTCTGTACTCGCCATGATTCTTTCCCCATTATCAGTTATAGTGACACACTGCCCGAACAAATCACCCGTTCTCCCAGCACCGTAAATATCACTACCCCTTTGGGACCATGTATTACCAGATTGATCCCATATGTATATTTGAACTTTACCCGCAGATGATGCAGATGTATTTGGGTCGGTTACTTTAGGTTGTCCCAAAACAACAGTCTGACCATCGGATGATATATCAACACTTACACCTATATCACTATTACCTACACCTGTTATAGTACTACCCCTTTGCGTCCACGCACTTCCATTCCAGTGCCATACTCCAACCCCAGAATTGAGTGTTCCGATAACCACGTAACTTCCATCATTCGTTAAGGAAACACTCGTACCAGCGCCATGTGT